TCTTGTTTTGCTTGAAGCATCATTTTCTTAAACTTCTTGCGATCTTCATACATATCTTCAAGCATCTTTGGCAAGAAACCTTGTTTGTCTGTACGGAAGAATTGCCCATTGGGTGTCAAAGTAACACCACTCAAAGAATCTGTATTGATTTCTTTGTTCAGAAGTTTTTCAACAGTAACACCACGACTAATGATATCAAACATCTCCTGATCATAATCTTTAGGATCAATCAAAGTCTCTGGTGAGATGTTGTATTGCATCATCAAGTGTGGGTACAGACTATTCAAATCGAACGATGCAACCCAATTGTGCATACCGATTTGAGGTTCTTTAACATATGCACCTTCGAAACGTTCATCTTTTTCACTGATTTCTCTGGGTGGTACTACAATACCCTTTTCAATTAGGTTATTATAAATCAGAGCATCCCACATTCTTGTCTGAGCAAAAATGTCATCATAGTTCGATTTCGTATCATATGCGAGAGTCAGACCCAATTCGATAAGTTTTAGTTTATCTTCAAGTTTCTCAATTAGTTCAACGTCTTTAATATTATACTCGATGAATTTTTGATAGTTCAATCGATACAACTGGTGAAGATTATCATACTCATCATACGACAATTTACTTTCACCAAGTTCAACGTTTGCAATATTGTCCAAACGATAATTCTCCTGTGACTTACCACCAGGAGCGTACCATTTGTATAGTTCAATGTAATCGAGAGAACTCACACCTAGAATTTCATATGCTGTTAACTCTCGCCCTTTGATATTGGTATTTCTTTCGTTGACCATATTCCAAGGTGAAAGCTTCTTCATTTCATCTTCACCAAGAAGTTTAGTGAAGCGATTGATGAGATATGGAATATCGAAGAACTTTGTATTCCAGCCTGTGATTACATCAGGATAATCTTCTACCCAATCTTTGAGAAAGCTTTTACATAGGGTCCATTCATCAGCACATTTAATATAGGATACATTACTTTGTTGATTATGAAATTCTTGGCAGCCATAGACTTTCATTTCTCCATTGAGTTTTTTGATTGAGATTGCTGTAATTGGCTCATTTGCTTTGTATGGGTCAGGAAAGCCATTTTCCGAACCGACTTCGATGTCGATAACTGCAATGTTAATTTTCGACTGATCCCATTCGACCATTCCTTTGAACTCATCAGCAATAAAGGCGTATTCATATCTTGTATTCCCATAAATTTTAAAATTGTCAACTTCATCATATCGTTTGATAAAATCTCTACATTCTCGAATAGAATCAAATTTGACTTCTTCGAGAGGTTGATCATGAAGAGTTTTCCAAAGATTATTTTTCTTTGTATCTGCAAGCAAAAACATTCTGGGCGTGTAAGCCACTTTAAGTCTTACACGCCGACCGTTGTCAACACCTCGATACAGAATGTGATTGCCTACACAAAGAACATTTGTGTAAAATTTATTCATCAAAACTTGGGAATAGCCGATGCGATTTGAATACCAGAACCGAACATCTTATTATACTCGTTTGTTAGTTCGGTAACGGGCGTATTAATGGTCAAAATATCTTGACTGTAGAATGTGATACCAGTGTCAAACTCTTCACTGTATTCCAAAAATGGAATGAATCCCATTGCAGGACCATCTTTAGTGGGTTGAACAATAACTTGCACTGGTTTCTTAATGATGACATTATCACCTTTAGGTGTTAGGTCACCAATAAGAGTTTGATTGGTTTTGAATGTGATGAGTTTGATAGTCATGCTGGCACCTTTTCACTCTCATCAAAAACTGCTAGTGTGAGCCAGCGTTTAGGAAAAAGAAGCTCCCTAGATTCAAAATCCCTAGGATCAAAATTAGGGTCATTAACTAGACCAATTAGCTCAATCTGATTATCGTATTCCCTACGATAAAAAGCATACCGTTGCGCGGGAATGAGTTTGTATTTCTTAACAAGATACTCAGCAGCTTTAACAATATTATCCAATTTGAATATTACTCCATTGTTTTAGTTTATCAAACTTAGCACTTTTAGCAATCAAGACTTTGTTTTGTGAAACAATTTGTCTATCAATCAACAGTTCAATCATAGCTAGGAGATCACCAACCTCTTCTTCTAAATGCTCACGATTCGTTTTCGGCTTACCTGGTTTGTAATTGTCGATACCGAATCGCTCACATTTACTGACAGCTTGAATCACTTCCGCACACTCTTCTTGAACAATCAAAAGAAGTTCTTTGATATCGCTCATTTTAATTGATTTTAATGAAGTTGTCAAGTTGAGGTGGTTGCCAACCCTCAGGTTTCATAACTTTACCTGCTTCGTTTTTGACAACTTTGCCTGTTTGAACATCGATTTTAGCAAGGTTGCTTCTTGCTACTTCGTTCCATGCACCGTAGACATCAAAACCTTTCATCTTGCAATAACCGAGAATAACCCAAATCATATCCATACATGCATCGAGTTGTTCAACATCATCTTGTTTTTTCAGACCATCTTGAAATTCCCAAAACTCTTCTTTGATGAGATTTCGGTAAAGACTAATATTTTCAGGAGATGTTTTTTGATCACAAGCTTCGATAAACGTATGAACATCCGCATAAAAATCAGTTTCAATTTTTTTCAATATAATTACTCCATCTTTTTCAGAAATATCAAGTTTGGTTCCCTCAAACCATTTCATCTCTTCACAGAGTTCATCTGGCAATTGTAGAATAGCAGAACCATCATCAAGAAGTTCAACGACTTCTCCTGTGTAAGTTTTAGCTTTCAATTGATACTCTCTTCCATTCATCATTCACTTTAACCCAAAGACGATTATCTTTACCAACAGACATCTCAACTTTATTTTCATATTCTACATTAGAAAACACACTGTATGGGCTGCCTTCTAGAGCAGAAGGTTCTTTCTTTTTAGGATTTCCCTGCAACATTAGTGTCGTTGGCGTTTCTGGTGCAAGGTGTGAAATGTCTTGTTTAGGCTGTTCAGGTGCAGGAACATATTTTGTTTCGTGATAGTTTTTTTCAACAACCATCTTGCCTGCTGCTACACCACCAACAATTGTTCCAAAGATTCCAGCCCCTCTCAAAAATCCTCTTCGTGTATTAATACTCATGTTTTTTTCACCTCAATATTACATTTTTTTAAAAATTCAATGCCATCTTCACTCCGATATGTATTGCGATAATAAACAGATTTGATTCCGCTTTGATATATTAGTTTAGCACAATCTAGACATGGAGAGTGGGTAATAAACATAGTAGCACCATCACCCGATTCTGTGGACTTGGCTAACTTAGCAATTGCATTCGTTTCAGCGTGGAGCACCTCTGGTTTGGTTTTCAATACGGTTCTATGTATGGCGCCCTCATATCCTGAATATGATTCCACTATTTCATCTTCACAGTTATTATCCCAACCAGAGGGCATTCCATTGTAGCCAATCGAAATGATGCGATCATCTTTTACAACAATCGCACCAACATGAAGACGCCGAGCAGTTGACAGTTCAGCAAAAGTCTCAGCGACCTTCATGTATGCATTAACAAATTTTTCTTTCACAGGACCTCAAACTCATCTTTACCAACACCACACTCTGGGCAAAGCCAGTCTTCAGGCAGTTCATTGAATGGAACATCACTGTGTTCTTCATGAACATAACCACACACTACACAAATATGTTCTGGTATCATAGAGCCTCCAATACTTTTTTGTATGCGTTAGCATGACGTTCTTCAACTTTTTTCAGAGCAGCAAAGCGTTTTTCTGCTTTTTCTAGGATTATTTTGAAGTGTTCAGCATGTTCACGAGATTCGTTCGCTTGTTGTCTTGCTTCAAGCATAGCTTGTTCGTTACCTTCGCGTTCAGCTTCTTCTTCCATTTGAGGATACATCTCTGTATACTCATACGTTTCACCATCGATTGCTTTTTGCAAACACTGTTTGGTGTTAGGTCGACCAATCAAAAGTTCTAGGTGTCCCCATGCATGTTTGATTTCTTGATTGGCTGTTTCTTCGAAGTGTCTTGCGACATCTTCATATCCTTCCTCACGGGCGATCTTAGCAAAATATCGGTACTTGATATGTGCCATAGATTCACCAGCAAGTGCTTTTTCTAGGTTTCTTAGGGTTGACATTATTTTCCTTTAAATATCAGTAAATAGCAATTCGAATTCATCAGCGCGGTCTTCATACAAAATATAGCCACGAGGATTACATAAAATGCGAGTTTCACCAATCATATAATCAAAAACATCATGAGTGTGCCCATGAGTCCACAATTTGATTTGTGGATGGTCAAGAATAAACTCCGACAAGTCTGAAGAATATGCACCGTTGGTAAGAACATCTCTTTCATAACGAGGTTTCACCGACTGCTTTGATGGCGCATGATGACCAACAACTACGAACTTACCTTCAGGTTTAGAATCAATGACACTTTTGATATAGTGCATTGTATTCACGTGCTCATTATACACAAACATTGAAGTAAGTTTTTCTCGATCTTCAATCGCACCACTATTACGAATAATACGAAAATCATTCATTACACGACTAACATGCCACAATGTATTTGGATCGTTTTTGTTCATATCGGTCCAAAGAGTAGCACCAATAAAAGTGTAGCCATTGATCTCAACCGATTGTTTTTCTAGAAGATGAATATTTTTAAATTCTTCTAGCTCATCACGAAGAAGATTTTCGGTCAATGTGTAGTCACCATTGTAATGTTCATGGTTTCCCATGATATAGATTACATTTGGAAACTTTTCTGAGCAAGTACGGAAAAATTCTTTGTCTGTAGGATGGAATCCGTTAGCGACACAAATATCACCAGACAGAATCAGAACTTCCGCGTTCTCAGTATTGTCCAATACAATGGTGCCGAATTCCAGATGTACATCGGATGCGAGTGCGATTTTCATAATATTTTTACTCCTTTCCACACAATATAGCATGGAAAGGAGCCCTTGTCAAGAATTATTCTTGTAGAAGTTTAGATTGTTGTTTTCCTGCAACAATAGGAATACGCTTAGGAAGCTCTTCCTCTGGAATCACGTTCTCCAGTTCAACTGTCAGGATTCCGTCGCTTAGGACCGCTCCATTCACTTGGACAGTCTCAGCAACCTGAAAGCTTTTCTTGAAAGAACGAGTGGCAATTCCTCTGTGCAGAAAGTAACGTTTATCACTTAACTCATCTTTCTTTCCCGTAATAGTCAAAGTACCCTTCACAATGTCAATTTCAATTTCATCCTGTGAAAAACCTGCAACAGCTAATTCAACGAGATACTTATTTTTTTCTTTCGCGTGTTTTACGATGTTGTGAGGTGGGTAGGAAATCTTTTCAGTAGACACTCTTTCCAGAGCATCGAAGATACGGTCGAAACCTACGGTTGAAGGAAAGTAAGGTGTAAATGTATTGATTGTCATAGTTTTCTCCTTGTTTAAGCGAGTTAAAAAAACCACCCCGAAGGCGTGGTGGGTAGTTTTATCTAGGGTACCCAGCCTAGATCCCATCCCGAGGATATCTTTATTTAGTCAAAGGCTTGAAGGCTGCCTCATTGACCCAATATTTTCTACCTGGATCACTCTCTTTGAAAACCAAAATGAAAGTCATATCACCTTCAATACGCTTCAATGCCTTTTTGTCGGTGAAAACTTCCTCGTTTGTATAAAGATTTTTCAATTTAACAAAGGGTTGTCTTACGTGATTCATTTTAATTCTGAGTCTTCTTTCCAATGTTGTACTTACTTACAAGTTCCCAATCTTCTTTATCTCTATAAGAAATAATTTTTATTTGATGAATCGGAGCAATCTTATCTTCCATAATAGAAGGATTCACTATCTTAACTAGTCCCCATTCTTCCAAGAGTTTAGCAATAGCATTTCTTCTCTCGATATCATTATCAGATATATTAGCAGGTTTTCCATCTAATGCAAATAACTCCTTGAAGTGAACAATGTAGTATTGCCCTTTTTTGTGTAGTATGTGGCATGACTGATAGAGAGTTCTTTCTTTCCTAGAAGAGACACCTATCCGTGTCAGTGTTTCTTTCACTTTCAAAAAATCATCTTGTTCCTTTAGAGAAACTTCAACAAATGTCGTTAAGTCTACCATATTACTTCCCCATTCCGCCAGGATCTGTTTTTTCTTTTAATTGTCGAATCTGATCTTCACTAAGCAGACGGAGGGCTTCTTGTGCTTTAGATGTTGATAGGCCGTAATAAGCCTTGATACATGCTATGTCTTCACTTTTTTCAGCCTTAACCCACTTATTGAAAGGGCGCTTTCTTGCCCTGACGGTATTTAGTAAAAAATCATTCTGCAATTTTTTATCTAGAAATGGCCTAATATTCATCTCATTCGCAAAATAGATACAATCTTTGTGATATGAGAGTGCTTTATTTGTCAGATATGGTTCATAGGACTTCTCAGACAGTTCATCAACAATCAGTTGTTTTTTTCCTTGTAAAATTTCATTCACGTAATCGAAAGGGCTCATTTGAATTCTACACTCACCATCAAATCAGTCAGACAAGCAACAGTATTGATTTCTGCATCAGCAACGAATGCTTGTTTGTACTGGTAATCTGCAAGAAGAATTACAGCCTGTGGAATGCTCTGTGGTTGTAGAATATCATACAAATTATCATAAATCTTACGGAATAGAGTTGTCGGATCGACATCATTCATAGCAACCCACTTACGAATCGATCCAAAGTCTTTCTCTTTTAGATATTTGATAATCTCTTGAATTGAAACATCACCGATCTGAGCAAGAATTCCAGTGTCAATCTTTCCGAATTTAGAATATCGTTGAAGTTCATTAATGGTTCTACGAAAATCGGGAAAATGTTTCTTGACAACTTCAGCAATTACTTTGCTATCAAATTCGACATTCTCTTGATTCAGAATGTTGGTGATTCGTTTAAAAAACAAACCAGCCATCTGAACCTTTTCTTCATTACGAAGAGTGAATTCTACAACAGAACACCTCGAATGAAGAGGGTCGATGATTCGGTTCTTGAAATTGCAAGTGAAGATGAAGGAGCAATTCTCAGCAAACTCTTCCATAGCATTACGAAGTGCTGGCTGTGTCGAATTGGGATTTAGATAATCTGCTTCATCGATGATGATGACTTTGCGACCACCCGTGAAAGAAATGGTCGAAGCAAAGTTTTTAATCTTGGTACGAAATACATCGATACCAGACTCATCAGAACCGTTAATGATGATGTAATCAGCATTGATTTCATTACACATAGCTTTAGCAATGGTTGTCTTACCGACACCTGCACCACCGCTCAAAAGCAAATGTGGAATCGTTCCACTTTTTACATACTCCTCGAAAGGCTTTTTCAGCCTTTCGGGAAGAATACAATCATTAACGGTCTGTGGGCGATACTTCTCCGTCCAAAGTATATGTTCCATGATACCTCATAATATAAAAAGTCACAAAATTATTCGTTTGTCGAACCAATGTCAGTTGCTACCCAATACTGAATGTCCTTTTCAGTATGTTTGAAGCTTGCAATACCACGGAAAGAAATTGATACTTGATAAGACCCAGGAATCATCCGAAGATTTTCCGTCTTAAAAAGCATATTGTATTTTTTGCCATCACCATCAGCGATTTCGATTTCACTTGAATGTGCTGATGAATTTTTGCTGTCAAGTTGAGCAACAACAATTTTTGTTCCATCAGATTTGATAGCAATATGTGGGCTACCCAATACGGAAGCCGACTTCAAAACAGTGTCAAGATCGTCTGATGACAAGGTGAAAGATACATCAACAGAAGGCATAGAAATAGTTTTATCTGGTGCATTCTTGATCATCTCAATAGAGCAAAGCTTGTAACTGGTACGCTTTTTTCCGCTCTTGAGATTTGCAGCCTTGTTATTATCATCCAGTTCAATTTCTGTATTGTCATCATGTAGAGACAACACGGAAAGAAAACGATTCAAATCGTAAATTGCAAAGTTTGAAGGAATCGTTTCGCTGATTTTTGTTTCAGCCATGATTTGCTTTTGAGTATCGCAAGTTCTCAAAATATTTCCTGAACGAAAAACAATACCATCATTAATCGATGCAAAATTTTTCAGAACAGAAAGAGTTTCTTTAGAAAGTTTCATTATATAACCTCATCATTTATCAACAGAATACAGTATATCATGTTCATACAAAAACATCAAGCAACACATAGCGTGTGCTAGGTGATGTTTACCAGATTCGGGGTCTAGTTTCTCATTTTCTTTCCATGCCCACAAATGTCGTTGTAGTGCATCAAAATACCTACGCTTAGAATCTGGCACCAATTTCCAATTGTCACGCTCATACTTTTGAGCACCAAATGTCAATACATCAACGGTAGCTTTGAGTGCAAGAGGAGGAAGAAGCCCATATTCTAATTTACTACCATCAAACTTTCTACCACCTTCAGTGGCTACTTGTGAACGAGCAACTTCATCCATGACATTAGTAGACTCAAAAAGTTCATATTGATCATCTTTCATCATAGTCTCCCAGTAAGTTCAGCAATCTTAGGCATATTGCCAGTGAAAGGATATGTTCCAATATGCTGAGTTCTCATCCAAGGGCACAAATAGATTTGACCTCCGATCTTTCTCCACAATTGACAAAACATATAGTCTTCAGAAAGATAACGGTCAGAACCACCACCTGTTGCACTCTCTTTAGTGTCGATGATAGTGTCAAAGTATGCATGAATATATCGTGAGCCATCGAAGTGTGCCTGCCCAACGTGATCTGGTTTGTATCGAAGTTGTGGATAAGCTTTCTCCATCTGTTCGAATACATGCCGCTTGATCAACATGAATCCAGTACCAATCTCTAGAACTTCTAGAGGATCAGTGACAGTGAATTGTTGAGTTCCTTTTACCACATTGAATACATAATCGCCAACAAGATTTTCTAATTCACCTGGGTTCATATCTGGATGTTTTCTTGCAGCTTCAGCAATATTAGCCCAGTTGATTGATTTTTTCGGATATGGACCACCAATCACGTCCTTATCTAGTGCTAGAAGAGCAATTACATCTTGAGGATTGTAATGAATATCAGAATCGATAAACAATAGATGGGTACAATCTGAACGGAGAAATTCATCTGTTAGATAATTTCTAGCTCTGGTGATCAAAGATTCGTTGAACAGAAATGAAAATCTTGTTTCGACTCCATACTTTGACATAATACCTTGAAGATCAAGACAAGACTTCACATACATGCCATGAGCCATGCCACCATACATGGGTGTTGCAATAAACAGTTTGCTTTTTTTCAAGTCATCAATTTTTACTTTAATTTCCATAATTCACCATAAAAAATAAGGAAGCGATACTATTATATATCGCCTCCTTATCAAGGATTAGTTAGGTATTAGGCGAATGTGCGAACATTCTTCTCACGAAGAGAACGGTAACCAGCAGCAACAACTTCTTTGCTAGGCTTGCCCATACGATAGAAGGAAATCTTACGACCATCAGCAAGAGTTTTGCGGTTGGTATAGATAGGATATCCTTCTTCACGAAGTTCGTGAATACGGGCTGAAACGTTCGTAACACCAAAACGATTACGAGCAGAAGCTACAGTAAAAGTATTAAACCCTTCAGCTTTAGTAAGGGCATTTAGCATTTTTTGTTTAGCAGACATTTTAGTCATCAAATTATCTCCATAGTTAAGTTAAAAAGAGCAGTGCTCTAGGACAAATAATAACAAAACCTGAGAACCTTGTCAATAGGTTCTCAGGTACAGTTATCAGAAAGGAACCTCGTCAGTTTTTTCTACCGATGGTTGAACAACTTCAGGCTTTTGAAGCTTATTGTAAAGATCAAGAAACGCAGCCTTAGTATCATCATCAAATCGATTCAAGCACAATTCGATAGACTTAGCTTTATCACCGTGAACAGAGTAGGTACGGCAGATATGAACTAGGCGACGGGTCGAAATAATCTCATCAACACCACCCTCCTTGAAGGTCTGGCGAATAACATCAGCCCAGTTAACAAGAAGATCGCCAAAATCATCATCTTTACGACCGAACGATTCAAGTTCCTTCTTGATAATTTTTTGTTCGACCTTGACAGGAGGAAATTCTTGTTCGTAGGTGTTCAGAAAACGTTCCAAGAATGCTTCGTTTAGAACATTGGTGAACATATATCGACCGTCT